TAGATGACACAAAGGACAAAATTATGACGAAAGTATTTGACGCAACAAAATTTAGAAAAAGCATCACGAAGTCTATACAAGGACTAGGAATAGGATTTAGCGATCCAACTGACTGGATATCAACAGGAAACTATGCACTGAACTACTTAATGTCCGGAGACTTCAACAAAGGAATTCCCCTAGGCAAGGTCACAGTGCTTGCCGGTGAGTCTGGTGCGGGTAAATCATACATAGCATCAGGCAACATCATTAAGAACGCACAAGAGCAAGGCATCTTTGTGATACTGATCGACTCTGAGAACGCACTTGACGAAACTTGGTTACAGGCACTAGGTGTTGACACATCAGAAGAGAAACTTTTGAAATTGAGTCTGTCAATGATTGATGATGTAGCAAAAACAGTATCAGAGTTTATGAAAGCATACAAGGACGAACATGCTGACAACAAAGAAGGTGCACCAAAAGTGTTATTCGTGATAGACAGTTTGGGTATGCTACTAACACCAACTGATGTTGACCAATTCGAAAAAGGTGAGATGAAAGGTGACCTGGGTAGGAAACCTAAGGCCTTGACGGCGCTTGTGAGAAACTGTGTCAACATGTTCGGAAGTTGGAATGTTGGACTAATAGCAACCAATCACACATACGCATCACAGGATATGTTTGATCCAGATGACAAGATATCAGGCGGACAAGGTTTCATATACGCAAGTTCGATTGTTATCGCGATGAAGAAGTTAAAACTGAAAGAAGACGAGAAAGGCAACAAGATATCCGAAGTGAGAGGTATCAGGGCCGCTTGTAAAGTAATGAAGACAAGATACGCCAAACCGTTCGAGGGCGTACAAGTTAAGATCCCTTATGACACAGGGATGGATCCTTACAGTGGGTTGGTAGACCTGTTCGAGAAGAAGGGTGTGCTGACGCAACAAGGAAATAGATTGAAATATATTGATTCCAAAGGAAAAGAACACTTAGACTTTAGAAAAGCATGGACAGGTGATAAATTAGATATGCTTATGGCAGATTTTTCAGAAACTGTTACACAAGAGCCAGAAACAACAGAGGAAGTAATAGAGGAATGATAGACTTTACACACGAAGACATTGAAAGATTATGGGATTCCGTGGTGCATTATGTTCCGGAAAGACAGAAACTGGACATGGCCATTGATTTCATCAAGAGCCTAGAGGACATTGGTGTTGAACACGATGAGATTAAAGCGTCTGCCGAATACGATCCAAAACTAGAAGAAGCCATCAACACTGTGTTCGAGGACGACGAGGAGTCAGACGGATACGGCGAAGATGATTAATTGGTACAACGAAGTCAGCAGAAATCTAAGCAAGATACCAGACTGCATAGCATATTTTGACAAGGAACTTATAGAAGCAAAGAAGCAGTGCAAGATATACGGAAATCTTGAAAAGGCGAGTGCGGCATTGCCAGGCATAGTAGAAGAAAGGTTTGGACAATTACAACAACTAGAAGCGATACTAGAATACCTTAACATCGAACTGAGAAGATTGAAATCAAAAACTTTCAGGAAATATCTAGAGAATTACAACAGGGCTCTGTCAAGCAGAGATGCAATGACGTATGTGGAAGGCGAGGACGATGTGGTAGACATGGACAAGATCATAAACGACTTCGCACTGATAAGAAATCAATGGTTAGGCATAACCAAAGGGTTGGACCAGAAGCAATGGCAGATCACGAACATTGTGAAACTGAGGGTTGCGGGTATGGAAGATGCAGACATCAAATAGGATTATACTCACAGACGTTGACGGAGTGTTACTGGAATGGGAACACCATTTCACCAAATGGATGTTGCAAAGGACACTGTTTGATGAGCGAGGTGCAAGGTACCACCCCCACAGATTGTTGCCAAACAAGGAGAACACATACGAGATGGCAGAAAGGTTTGGTGTAACTAAAAACGAAATAAGAAAAGAAATAAGAGAATTCAATCGTAGTGCCTGGATGGGTACACAGCGTCCAATGATGGAATCACAAACATGGGTAAAACTACTTGCCGCTGAAGGTTGGACGTTCATACCTATCACATCACAGACATCAGACATACCAGCACAACAACTGCGTAAGAGAAGATTGGGAGAACTGTTTGGAGACCATGTGTTTACAAATTACCATATACTTGGCACAGGAGCGGACAAAGACAGTGCATTATCCGAGTTCCACAACACCGGACTATATTGGGTCGAGGACAAGCCAAAGAACGCTGTAGCCGGGCTCAAATACGGTTTAAAGCCTATATTAATCGACCATCCATACAATCAAGACTTTGATCATCCTGATGTAATACGTGTAAGTAATTGGCAAGACATACACAAATTACTATCAGGAAGAAAATGAAAGTTTACGTAGGCCACGACAGCAGAGAAGACATAGCGTACCAAGTCTGTGAACACAGCATCAAACGTAGAGATCCGTCAGCAGAAGTAATACCCCTAAAGCAAAAACAAATGCGAGACCAAGGTTTGTACACACGTCCAGTGGACAAACTAGCATCTACAGAGTTCACGTTCACAAGATTTTTCGTGCCCTATCTAAATGACTTCAAGGGTTGGGCAGTATTCTGTGATTGTGATTTCCTATGGAAGATTCCATCTCATGAACTTGTAAAATACTGTGACAACAGCAAAGCAGTTGTCTGTGTACAACATGACTATACTCCAAAAGAAACAACAAAGATGGACGGTCAAGTGCAAACAGTTTACCCAAGAAAGAATTGGAGTAGCATGGTGTTATGGAACTGCGAACATCCTAAGAACAAAATACTTACACCAGATTTATTAAACTCAGAGTCAGCCAAATTCCTTCACAGATTTAGTTGGTTAGATGATAATGAGATAGGTGAGATGCCTGCGGATTATAATTGGCTAGTAGGTTGGTACAAAGAACCAACAGACGGCAAGCCAAAGATATTGCATTACACCGAAGGTGGACCGTGGTTCGATGGATACAGAGATTGTGAGTATGGTGATGATTGGAAGAAAGAACTGATCAACTTATTCAGCTCATAATGAACTGGGAAAAATTAAAACCAACTCATTACTTTGAAGATCCAGTAAAACACATTTACACGCTGAATGTTTTTGATACTAAGGAATACGATAAATTATACGAAAATCAAAACAACCTTAATCACCAAACATGGCAGGATTTCGATTCCAAATATAGAACTGGTTTTGAATTCCTAGAGAATTTTTCTGATATTAATTTCAATAAAGAAATAATGTGCCTATGGTTTTTCAAGGAACGTTCTGATAACACCAAATCATTCGTGCATATAAATGGTAAAGAACTCGCATACCTACCAAACACATTCCTGATAACTGAATCAAAGGACATAAAGCATGTCCAGAACAAAAGAAAATACGTACGCCATCCGTTGGTGCAAATAGATATGACAAAGAATCAGTGGCAAAAACTGATTGAAAAATTCAGATAACTACTGTTTACAAATGAAAAAGAATCACAAAGAACGTATGTTAGAATGGATTGATAGATTGGGTTTGGTGGTGGTGCAATCTGAAATCAAGCCTTATGGTCCTGGCACGAGAAGATACATGGTTGGTAAGCACGTGGAAGAGCCAAAGCACAATGCTTGGAAGATGCCAAGTGGTAAATGGGCATCAACTCCAGGAGTCCAAGAATGGCTCACTCCTAAACCTTTGAATGGCCCTGATTTAGAGGCATGGCTGACTGAATACGAAAAAAATTTATAATGGACGAGCAACATTTAAGAAACTGGCGAGAGACATACGCAATGGCAAAACCTTACATCACTCAAGGAACTATCGGAATCGATGTTGGTTGTAGGGAAGGTGGATTTTCAGCACAGATGGAACAGGATTTCAAACACATATTTGCATTTGATTTTAGGAACAAATTAAAAGAATTCAAAAAGAATGTAAAAGACATTTCAAAATTCACCTATACTGTTTGTGGTATTGGTGAACAAAATGGGTATTCATTTACAACAAGTAACAAAGTTGGCAGAATAAAGGACAGTGGAAATGTCAAGGTTCCTATCAAAACTATTGATAGTTTCCAATATCAAAATGTTGGTTTCATAAAATACGACATTGAAGGTTATGAACTGAGAGCAATCAAAGGAAGCGAACAAACTATAAAAAAATATTTTCCTGTGATAATTGTTGAACAAAATAAAGGCAACAAAGACGCTGTGGAATTATTACAAAGTTGGGGATATAAATTGAAAGGCATAGATGACATGTTTAAGAGTGATTATCTAATGGTTAAACAATAATGTATCAAGAAATTCCACTGCCAACTTCAATAGCATTTGAACCGATCAATTTGTGTAACGCAAAATGTTACTGTTGCCCTTACACAACATTGAGTGAAGACAAAACATATCATGGCAAACAAATGACACAGGAGCAGTTGGGAACACTGTTACACGACTACGGTTCGCTTATAAAAAAACACAGGGTCAAAGATTACACTTGTGCAATAAGTCCATGGAGATACAGCGATCCATTGGTGCAACCGAATCTTGAATACATCATGGAACTATGTGACTATTACAAAATAAAGATTGGACTTTGCACCAACGGTGTATCGTTCACGAAAAAACAGTGTGAGATCCTTAACAAATACATTCACCTGTTAGGCAATATTCACATGAGTGTTATTGGTCACACAGCAGAAGAACTGTGGGACTTTATGAAAATTAAAAAAGACAAAACACTTAATAGTTTGAGATTCGTTAAAGAAAATTATCCAGAACTTTCAAAAAGAATCAGGATTGGAATAAAACATAAAAAACAATCAGCGACTGCAAGTAGTGAAACACTTGCTGAGTACCAAAGTGTGATACTTGGCAAAGTGAAGTCAAAGACCAACTGGGTTGAGAACAGGATGGGTGACGGTGACGGAGACTGGACAACACCGTACGATGCAGTAATAGATAAGAACAACTACATGCAAGGTTGTGCAATGGGCGGTGGACGTGTGCTTAGGCAAATGGAAATCTTAGTGGACGGACAAGCAGTTTTGTGTTGCGATGACGCAGAAGGTAAAACAAACTATGGAAATGTTTTTGAACTAGGTATTGAGAAGGTTTGGCAGAACTTACAAAAGGAACACTCAATCATATACGATAAAGAATATTCAGATAGCAAAAAGAATCTAATATGTAACACATGTTCGAGGGGGAAATTTAAAGGTCATTGGACACAACCAATGGAATCAAAATTGCTTTCACGTCAACGTGGTGTGATTGGAAGGATAGGAAGTATGCAATGATTGGACAGTATTTCCTAAATAATTGTCTCACCAGTGAAATAATAAGTTCTCCATGGTCTCATCAGATTATCAATGACACACTGCCAAAAGAAGAGTTTGACCAGTTGCGTAAGGAGTGCGAAAGTTTAGATGTGCCAAAAGACAAACTTGTTGCACTGTACCCAAAAGATTTTGAAAACTACAACATCTCGTTCTACAAGCAGATAGAAGACATAAGCAGAAATATTTTCACAAACGCACAAGCACTTTGTGAAAAATATCCTGCACATCGTTGGTTCAACAACTTGGCTGTCAATGCTCACATATCAATTACACCACCGTTGCCATATAAGTTTCATATACATCAAGAAGGCCTCGAGAAAATATGGAGCAGTGTGACGTACGTTACACCTGAAAAGAATGTAGGCACCAAGATGTATACTGAAAACAATCCAAACAGTTTTGTGAAAGAAGCAAAATGGAAACCTAACACTACTTTTATATTCTGCGGACAGCAAAGCAAGACTTGGCACAGTTATGAAAGTGACCAAACCGAACAGAGGATAACTTTAAACTTCTTTCTTATGAAAGAAAACAAGCACTGTTTTTATAAAGGTTAATTTATTTTTTCTCTTAATGCAAGGACGTCTGCTTCAAGGCATCTCTGCCTTACTTTAGTCCAAACAAAATTATCTCGAGCATTGATGTTTAAGTTTTTACGTATTTGTTTACCAGCATTGTCATCAATTATTTTTTTCGCTTTAAATGTGACTGTTGGCAGATAAAGACATCTGTTTAATTTACGTGCGACTTTCTGTGTATATGTGTCAACGTGCCAGTGCCAAAAGAACGGTGGTGCAAGGTATCCTAAAGTATTGGTCCAATTCTTATGCACAGCAAAATGAGCCGCTGGTAATGGTTCGTCTGGCCAAAGCGTTGTTTCATTTCCATGTTCTTTAGTACCTTTGTTTCTGCCGTCGCTGGGTACTACCATTAAGATCCTATCCTCATATCTTAGGAATTCGTCGGCAATCAATTGGTCCCATCCTTGTGTCTGCACTTGCACATCGTCGCCCATCAGCATAACGATATCATGAGATGCCTTCTCACTCATTAGATTCCAACTCAAACATGTGGATTGATTTGGTCCTACAGTATAGTGCTTTTCGTCAAGTAGATCCTTGTACTGTTCTAACTTTTCATCGTCGTCGTTGAGATAAAAAAGAAATTCTGTGTCTCCTTTTTGTGTCTGCGTTGCAGTGTCTACTAGTCTTTTTGCAAGTTCGGGCCTACCCCTCGATGGGCAACAGAAAGAAATCATATCAATTTTTTCTTCCAAGTATCTGGTGTAATTTCGTTTATTATCTCTAATGGCAAATGGTATTGGAATTTTTTAGTGCCCCTTGTCCTTATGTACTCTGCAGTCTTTTTCACTGATTGTCTCATGTTAGTTTCTGTTTTGTATCCTAACAAACTCCTAGCCTTGTCAGATGAACACACTGCTAATTTTACTTCCTTAGGCCTATCCTTGTGGTGTATTGGATCAAGATTAAGTCCTGTTTCATTGGCACAGGCCTCCGCTAACTCGTTGATTGTTATTGGTTCTTCGTCTGGACCAATGTTAATAACTTCGCCTACAACGTTGTCTTGAAATGCAAGACCGTTCAAACAATACAAACAATCATCAATGAACTGAAACATCTTTGCTGTTCACCATCTCCATATATTATTGGTTGTTTGCCCTGTAACATCCTGTTCAACATGATTGACATCACATTCCTAAAAGGATCGTCATACTTCTGCCTTGGTCCGACTATGTTGTGTGGTACGGCAATCACGTATTCGACTCCGTGTGTTTCACATAAATTTCTTAATACGTCCTCGCCTGCCTTTTTTGCAATACCATAAGGATCTTGTGGGCGACACTCGTAGGTTTCCTTGTATGGTAATTCGTCATGATGACCGTATCTGGCCATACTAGAACAATACACGATACGTTTTACTTTATTCCTGATAGCCGCTGTGATAGTTGTGACAGATGCCTCAAAAATGTTTCTAGTTACTAACACAGGAGAAAAAACTGATAGGCCTTCATATGCAGTTGCGGCCGTGTGATACACAATGTCACAACCTTCCATTGCCTTTGTCATGTTTTCTAAATCGCAACAGTCCACTTGATGAAATTCAACGTTCTGTGGCACATTGTCGGTGTACCCTCCTATCATGTTGTCATTACCAGCAACAGTATGACCCTGGGATATCATCAAGTCTGCCAAGTGTGATCCTAAAAAGCCGGCTACACCGGTGATAAAAATTTTCATTACGTCTATTTAATATCCTCGTAGTACTGTGACAAAAAATCAAAATCTGATTTGTAAAGAATTCTGATCCGCTGTTTCTGTGGCTCGGTTAATAACGATGTCCTTTTCTGTCCTTGCCTCAGTAATTTTTTAGAACTTGATTCGCCTTTTCCAAAACTATCAAAATCTTTTTGCGGTAAAAGATGGTCTTGTAGCAGATCTTCAAATCGATAAATTATATCAAAATTTGCATTCTTCTCACACAACCATTGTGTCTGTGGCAGGTAGTTTACACGCACCTGCCCTCCTTCGTACTCATCAAGCATGTCGTCTATTGTTTTCCATCCGTGTTTGTCAGCGGTGCCCTTGACTTGACTGAACCACACCCAACTGCTGGCTATCCTGTCCAATGGCTCTCTGATGATAGTGACTGTCTTGAAATCACTAACGTCAACTTTTAACTTGCCTAATTTGTCCAAGATACCCGACAATTTTCCGTGACGGCCGAGTTTGTTGTTTAAGATAAATGCGTCTGAACGTTCCGCGTATGGCCATTGGTATGTGAACCAACTTCCACCGGTGCGTGGAATGTGTACGAACAACATCTTCTGTTTGATGTTAAGTTGCACGGTAGTACACCTTGTCTGGCCAATGGACCAACAGTTCTTTATAACCCATTGTCCGGAGATGGCGCTCAATATCAGCATTACTGCTTCCGTATTTTTTTGTGTTGTTGTTAAGTTCTATCATTACGTAATTCACCGTTTGTAAAAGTTTTTTTGCACCCATCAAAACCTGCATCTCATATCCTTCGACGTCGATCTTGATGAGGTCAACATCCTCCAACCCGAGATCATCTAATGCAACCATACGTATGGTCCCTGAATCAAGAACACGTTTCGCCTGGGTGAAATCGTCTTTTGTCAATGACACTAGTTTTTCTGTATCACCTACCGCTTCTCTACGAGGAACACAATTGACAGTACAATTCTTTTCTAAACATTCGAAATGTGTGGCATCAGGTTCGAACGCAATTATTTTCTTGGCGTATGGTTCCATCGCTTTTGCCCACGTGCCACACCAGGCACCGATATCTAACACTGTCCTAAATTTTTTGTGTTGACTCTCACAATAGTCTAAAAACTTCAATAGGCATTTGTTCTGTGTGAAAGGTTGTCCTGACTTCCATTGCTCTATGTGTATATCATTCGATGGTACCCAAAAGCCATTGACTTTCTCTATTTTCATAATATTCCTTTATCCATTAAGATCTCAACAGCGGTGCCATTCTCAAACTCCTCTGGTGTGAACTGCTGATAGGCCAAACTGTACAGCCATGGTTCAGGCCCACCATAGTAAGGATTTTCTATGTCTGACAGTTCAACGTTGCCAACATCCACAGCGAAACTTATGTTATCACAGAACACCGGTATTCCTTCACATATTGCTTCAACCGCCGCTATGGAACAACTTGTTACAACACACCACGCTTCTTTAAGGTCCTCGGATAGGGGTACCGTTGCCTCACTCGGTCCTGATGTACCCCTGCCCCTAGGCTTGTGTCGAAGTTTGATAGGTCTGTCCGTGTATCTCTTAATCTGTTCTATTGTCTCA